CCATGATGGTAATCTTGCATGTTGCGGCTCTCCTCATGAGGTTTCCGCTCCATGTTGCGGTCATTTCAGGGCCGGTTCACGCACTGGCCATTGTGCCAGCTTCCACACAACAGCCATAAAAAACGGCCTCACACTGGAGGCCGTAAAGCAATTCTGCAAAAGGTTCCTATTGTGCTGGTTTGTCAGGCCAGGCAGGTTTGGCAGGGTCTACCTTCGTGAGCGCATAACGATACTTCTGCCACGCTGTGAGTCGGGGCTTGTCTTCATCGTCAATGTACCCGCCATCGAGCGCGTCTTTAAGTGGGGCAATGATGCTGGATGCTTCGTTGATCAGTGCCTGCTGTTTCGCTTTGGCAGTTGCTATTAATTCGTCCGCTGTCGGTGGAGGGATATCAGTCCATGCCGGAAGCCCTCCACTCCCCGCCACTCGAATTTTTCCCGCAGCAGGCACAGAAAACTCATTAAAGATTATGTCCGTAACCTCTACTGCGTCATCAGGCCATGAGCCTGCGGCAACATAACTTTCATGCCATTCATTCATTAAAAAGACATTCTGAGATGCGCTGTATGAGTAGTGATTTTCCATGTTAACGACCTATAGCCATAAGTGTGACGTTTGACCACTGTTGAACTGCTGTGGAAATAGGCATCGCGACGACATCACAAGAGGTGCGATTCACATTTTCAGCCGATGCCAGCACGTTTACATACGATGTTTTACACACAAGCACGGCAAAGCATTCAGACGGAAATGCTACCGGGAAGCTCATGGTTGTAGTTTTAGATGATAAGGCAGCGGTGTCATTCGCCGCATTGGGTTTGAATATCTGACAAATCACACCGTTCGGTAGTTTCCACAGCCATTTGTTGTTGGATGTATCCAGATTCGGCAAATCCTGTAGACCCAGATATTGCAATAACTGAGCGACATTTTTACCACTCAAATTCGTCAGAGTGGTATCCAGCGGCTGCCTTAATGCAGCCACGTCCTGCACGAAAGCGGTATTCGCAATTTGGAAATTGTTGGTTGAGGTCGGGGCGGTTGTGGTCGTTGGCACTCCCGACAAGGCTGGGCTGGCTAGATTTGCCTTATCCGCAAGCAGTGTGGTTATCCCGAGATTGTTTCTTGCTGCTCCAGGCGTAGTTGCGCCTGTCCCCCCATTTGTCACCGCCAGCGGCGTCGGCCCCCCGCTAGTGCCTGATGTAAATGCACCCCAAGTACCATCCTGAATAAATACGTACATGTCCCTGCCAGGTGACCATATACGCGTTTCACTTCCCACTTGCTCAATACGATCCAAACCAAGGTTTAAAAGAGCTTCGGCAACAAGATTTGTATCCTTGATTTCTTTCAGTGCTTTGGCAATTTCAAGTACTGAATTAATGCTGTCTTTTCGTAATACCATTTTTATCTTCCTTACGCCCACACGCGGGCTGGCGTATCGGGATTGACCATGAACTGAGCCAGCTCCGAAGTATCAATCTCATCCACAATGCGCAAATTGATATGCCAGCCTGGTTCAGGTGAATATTCTGGCTCCTCAGCGTCGGGATTATCGGTGGTGTAAATAACTCCGATGACATCGATGCAGATGCCTGGATGATAAAAGGCACTGCTTTCGTCCTGTTCGAAACCAAAGCTAATTAATGCAGCTCCGGCTTGATCCTCATTCGGGAATTTCAGATAGATGTCTTTCATCAGCGGAGGCTCTTGAGTTGGGAGTCGGTGAGTGCGCGGTGCCACATGCGAAAATTGCGGATATGCCCCCAGACAAAACGGGTAGAGGAGGTGCCAATACGCATTTGTCGCCAATCGGCTGGGTTAGAGAATATCCAGCCGGTGCTCTTGGTTATAATGCCGTTGAGCACAACGCTAACGTTACCGGTAGACGTTGCCCCTTGTGACACTGAAACGATGTTTCGACCTGGCACATTAAAAGCGTTCGTAGAAATATTAATATTGTTATTCTGCCCCGCAACACCTTCACGGCGTAGGCGGTGAGTGTCTGCGTACACCATAAGTGTTGTATCGGCGTACCCTATCAAAGTTCGGTATTCGCTAACGGTTCCTTGTCGCTGCTCGACTTCCATCGAGAGAGACATTTCACCGGGCAATAAGGGGATGTTTCCGGTCGCATCTATTCGCAAATCTTCCGCTGAACGCGTAGCTGCTGCGCCGTTCGTTGGGATGTAGCTGGTTGCGAATGGCAAGACTTCAATCTGAAAATAACGTAGAGAAAAGTTTCCGTTATAAGCCGCATGGTCTGCGTTTTTGGGATTGGCATAAATTTCACACTGAAACACACCAACGGCAGCCGTACTTGTGAAGGTGAACGATGCAATACCAAACCGGTCTTCCGGGAAAACCACTTCAAATGTCGTGTTGGTTGGTACTCCGGTTCCGTAGATAGTGACCTGATGAGTCCCGCCTTTACCCATAAAACTGAGTGTGTGTTGAGTGTTAGCGGCAATCGTCATGGCAGAACTAATCAACATGCGGCGGGCGCCATTTCCGCTTGTATTTGGACTGGCAGCATTGTTGGAAAAAGTTGTCGAACCATCGGTATTCTTCACACCCGTTAAGTTCGAGTTATAAATATCAAATTTCCCGCCTGGTAACGTCCCGAGAAAGTTTTCGGAATAGAGAAACAGATTGGTACTCTGCCCCTCAATCAAAAGTCCTTCTTTCTCGAATCGTGGTTCGTTAATGGCCGCCGTTTGCAGCACACCTGATTTATCAATATAGGTGGCTGTGCTGGCGCGGGTAAATGTCGCGCTGCGCGATGGCAACTCCAGATAATCTGAGCCGATATTGATACGGTCATATGGCCCATTTCCCGCCAGCATTTGCAGGCTGTCGTTAAACGGTATCCACACATCCGGGAACGGTGCTTCCTCAGTAATGATGTCATCAACAAATTCAGTGGTAGCAAGTCTGGTTGTTTTATCGCCTTTTGCGGCGGTAGTACCTGTGGGATTTCCCGTAAACGCAGGGCTGGCTAATGGTGCTTTCGCAGCAAGCGCATTAGTCATCGTGGCGGCAAAGTTCGGATCATTGCCAAGTGCGGCGGCCAGTTCATTCAGCGTATCCAGTGCCGCAGGTGATGAGTCAATCAGGGCAGTAATCGCGGCTTTCACAAATGCAGTGGTGGCAATTTGCGTATTGTTCACATTCTGCGGTGCAGTTGGTGCCGTTGGCGTTCCCGTCAGCGCCGGGCTGGCCTGTGGCGCTTTGGCTGCCAGCGCGTTGGTCATCGTGGTCGCAAAGTCGGCATCATTCCCGAGCGCTGCTGCCAGTTCCCCCAGTGTATCCAGAGCACCCGGCGACGAGTTTATCAGGGCTGTAATGGCTGCACGCACAAATGCGGTGGTCGCCAGTTGCTGACTGTTGGTGTTTGCCGCAGCCGTTGGGGCCGTGGGGGTTCCGGTCAGGGCAGGGCTTGCTAGCGGCGCTTTGAGGTTAGTCGCATCCATGACGACTTTAACCGCTTTAGGCGTAGCGGCCTGAGTTTCCAGCGTGCTGTTCGTGGCACTATTGAGTTGCGTAAATCCTTTGGCGGTCAGTGTGGCGTCCGGGTGATTACGGGATTTGGCGTGCTCATCAATTTTGTCAGCCACGAAATCCTGTGTGGCCATCACGGTGGTGGTGTCGATACTGATGGTGACCGCAGACACTTCACTGACCGCAATCACCATGCGAATCACCTGTTTGCGTCCGGCACCTTCGGCCAGTGTCGGCTTGTAGGTTTCTGCCATGTTGCCCACGGCAAGCAGGGTCCCTTCCGCATCATAGAGCGCCATTTCACGCATCCAGAAACCGCCTGTTTCCGGGGGGATAACCAGCTCGACGACAATGTTTTTCGGGTCGCGGTCATCAATGCTGGCATTGTTGAGCGGGGCGCGGTGAACTTCATGGACCAGTGCGGTCTGGGAAGGAATGGGAGTAGGCAGCGTGCCGTTGCCGTCACCCACCGCCATACGCGCATTGCTGTCCAGAACGATGCTACCGGTGCCTGCCAGCACGGTAGCAATCTTTGCCGCACCGACTGTAGTGATGATAGTTTTAAATTTAGGCATGTTTTTTATCCTGGATAAACCGTAATAATGTCGCCGTCATAAATGATGCCGCCGGTGTAGAGATAGCCCGGCACTTCCTGGACGATGTTGACAGAGCAGTGACGGCTGACAGGTTTTGCGTCACTGATAAGCCGGTCCATTTCCGTGTTCATGTCCGGTGTCATACCATCCTCAGGCACGCCAATATCCAGCTCGAACGTGCCGGGTTCGGCTTTGTTTTCCCACCATTCGGTAATGCCGATAACACGCCCTAGCGGCTGGACTGCATTGCGAATGGCTGCAAAGGTTCCCTTGCGGCGGTGGATATAAAATGCATCACTCACCGCCTTGCGTTTGACGTTTTCAGCCCAGTTCTCATCCCAGCGGTCAACAGAAAACGCCCAGGCCAGATACGGCAGGAATTTCACCGGGCATTTCCACGGGTTCCACAGGTCACGCAGCGGCACATTCAGGTCACTGATACCGCTACAGGTCTGCGCCAGTCGGCGCTCGAGTGCTGATGACCCCGGAGGTAACAGGCTATTCATCGGTACCGCCAATGGTGACAGTGGAGGCGGTGCAGTAGGCCGCCTTTGATTTATCCAGCACCACATCAGCAGCTGGCGCGGTTAGCTCAACCCGCTGCACACCTTCCACATGCAGGGCGCCATAAATCGCTGACTTGCGAATATCCCGCCCCAGTCGTGACTGGGCTTTGATGTAAGTCTGTAACCGGGCAATGGCAGCTGCTTTGATGGGTTCCGCTTCCGGCCCCGGATAGAGATAGAGCATTGCCTCAATGGTGTAATTCACGATAGTGGCTGACTGCACCGTCACCCGGTCAGCTACCGGACGCACGCTTTCGTCGTTCAGGGCAGTATTAACCGCAGCAATCAGGTCCGCGCCTGCCGTTCCGTCACCTTCACGCGACAAAACAGTGATGGTTACATTTGCCGGGGACGGACTGACAGCAGACGCATCAGCCACGCGACCATCGGCACTGCGGGCATGAAATTCATAGGCCGCAGACGGACCGGCCACGCTCAGTCCTTCCATGGCGGCGGGGATGCGCTGGCGTAAATCTGAGTCTGACTCCATGACAGCGCTAACCGGTGGGACGGCGTTCAGGTCTTCCGG